CGCTCTTCGTCGGGTAACGCTCTGTCCAGCAACGCCTGAACCGCTTCATACCCCATGCGTAACGCGCTATACAAAATATAGCTGCCAATCCCCAGTGCAAACAGCGCATCTGCCCGGTGCCAGCCGTACCAGGACAGACCAAGCGCGATGAGAATTGCACCGTTCATCATAACATCAGACTGATAATGAAGCATATCCGCCCGCACCGCCTGGCTGTGGGTTTTACGTACCACCCAGCGCTGAAAAGTGACTAATATCACAGTACTGAATAACGCAATGAGCGTGACGATAATACCAATCCTGGCAGCACGAAGCGGCTCGGGGTTAGCCAGGTGCTGAATACCGGTCAAAAACAGAAACAGCGCCGAACCGGAAATAAACATACTTTGCGCCAGCGCGGCCAGCGACTCCGCTTTACCATGCCCGAAAGTATGTTCTTCATCAGCGGGCTGCAACGAGTAACGCACCACTAACAGGTTGGTCAACGATGCCGCGATATCCACCAGAGAATCCACCAGTGCTGCCAGAATACTGACCGACCCGGTGAACCACCATGCAAAAATTTTAATTAACAGTAGTGACGATGCCATGACGGTCGCCGCGACTGCCGCCCGGGTAACCAGTCGCCCATAGGATTGATTCATAAACGCTCCTGCTTTGTCCTGCGGGAATTATAACGGATGGCATCGGTGGGAATAGTACGATTAAGCGTAAGATTGTTTGATAGTGAGGCGCTTTGCAGGACGAATAGCGTTGCTTATCAGGGATTGATTGCCTGGCCATCACAGACAATCAATCCCGGGTTGTTTTATTCTGTTACATTTTCAAACAATGAAACGGAATAAACCCATGAAGGTACACTATTTATCAGGTTAACGTAACCACTATAGTCGCTATACAGCGGGTCCTGGCAACCATGTTGCTGGGTATAATTAACGGAGAACATACCTGAATTTATAAAATATTTATCCGCAAGTGAAGCAACGCAAAAATAGGGTTTCTTATTAGCATCCTGTACAAATTTTGCAACGGCATTCTGATCGCTGGATTTCACAAAAACCGGAACATCACCAAAGTCTAATGGGGTAGCATTAACTTTAAAAGTAAAATCCTCATCCTTGCTACCAGTAGTAGAGAACAAATTATGCGGAAGCACATTATGTTCATAAAAATATTTATTAAGTGCTGGTTTATGGTCACCATAAACAATAATTACTGCGTCTTTATCTATTGCCTGTACCTGTTGAGCAAAATCTGTCAAACGGGAGATAGACTCAGCAACTTCATGTTTATAAACTGTTTCTCCAGAATCATCCAAATATGGGAAAGGACCATGAGTCGACATGGTGATAAGATTCATAAAAATAGGCTTACCTTTCTTTTCATGCAGCTCTTTTAACGCTGCACGATAAAGAAGGAAATCATCAGGTTGCCACTGCCATGGTTTTTTATTTCTGCCATATTCGGCTGGTAAATCTCCCATCTGTGTAAAATCAACAAATTCATCAAAACCAAACTTGCGATAAACATCACTTCTTCGCCAAAAAGCCCGACTATTATTATGAGCTGCAAATGCATAGTAATTCTTGCGTTTTAAAGCACCGGCAAAAGACTCGGCATTATTCTTAAAAATATCAACATACTCCTGGTAAATGATACCAGAAAGATGCTGGCTTGTGCTTGGCAAACCGGTAAGCATTTCAAATTCAATGTTCGCTGTGCCTGCACCATAGTGAGGAGACGTTGCCCGCATGGCCGTAAATCCATTATCCATAAGGGGCTGATAAAGCTCTTTAAAATTATTATTATCATACCAACAAGATTCACACAGAACAAATATTACCGTCTTCTTCCCGGGTTCACTTTTAGCGTATGTAGCACGCAGGGAAAGGTATTCTTTTATTTCATCTTGTGTTAAATCAGGAACTGAACGACGAATACTCGTCTGAATTAAATGCATGGGTAACCCGTGGCGCTTTACGTTACCAGGCCAATCCCATGAAAAATAACTAATATCATATTTATTGGTGAGCCGATATGCATTTTCTTTCACCCAACCCGGCAGACTATCTATTGCATTAGAATAAGGTGAAAAAGCCATAGGTGTAGTTAATACCAAAAACAAAATAACAACCAGCTTATTAGATTTATGAATTTTTAATTTCTTATCCAAAAAGAATAAAAGCAATCCAGCAAGAATTGCGCCGACACAAAGCATGATGTTGTTAGCGGAAAGATATTTTGAAGCCAGAGAAATATTGGATCCCGCAACAATATCATTAAAAGACAGAGGTTCATCAGTAAGCGATATTTTCGTCATACTAATAAACGAAATAATCACCGAAACTAAAGCTATTACATAAAGAGAAAAAAGAACCCTGAAATTAATCAATCGAAGGACAAAAAAAAATAACTGAACTGGTGCAGACATCCAGTACATTCTGATTATCTCATGTCGATTGATGCCATATGGGCTATCACCGATGATATCCAGGACTACTCTCAAAAAATAAATAATAACTGAAACACATAACGCCTCTACTATCACGCCCTTAATAAAAGCAAAACTATATTTCTTTAAATTAATATTTCTAAATTTCTCGATCATTTACCCAAATCCGTCAGTAAGATTTTATGTATCTCATCACCCATATATCTTCCCGATGATATATCATAAAAACATGGAGAAAAATGGAGTTATTGTGTTTCACGCTTTTAATGAGGATAAAAGGCAAATTTTAGATAAAAAAGCGTCCACTACGATAGTAAGAAGTTTTTCATAGGTGCTGTTTTCAGGGCTTAGCAGGTAAGTAAAAGGCAAAAAAAACCCCCACATCATGTGGGGGAAGACAGGGATGGTGATTTAAAGCTATCTCTATCAACATGAAATAAAAGGATTTATTTCATGCGGTGTCCACACTGCGACCACATTGATACAAAACACGCCCTGTAATCGCAGGGCGTTTTTCACATCCACAAATTTTGTTGCCCTGAAATCGTCGGGTGTGGTCTGACTGGCTGCACTTCGCCAGGCTTCACGATATACCGCTGCACTGACTCCAGCGTTACAAACGTCGCACTACAGTTAACGTTTTGGCATTGGTGATAACGTTCCTTGGTGGTATCGGTCATGTAACGACTGGTACGCGCATGGGCGGCATGTTGGCATAACGGGCAATGGAACATAATGAGCACCTCGACGGTTTGAGCAATGTCGAAATTTTACGATAAAAATCGTTAAATAACAAAAAGTTAAATCAATGACATCACTCATCGTTTTCTGATTCGTACTCAACCTCAGAAAGCTTTATTTCGAGCTCTACGCCCGTCGTGAAGCCATTATTATTGAGGTTATGAGTCACTCTACTAATCAACCACACCTGCTCATCTATGACGCTCTTAAACCCCGAGACTTTCACCGGCGTTTCCGGGTAGAGATCGGCGCGCCCGACGGCCAGACTTATCGAGAATTCAGCTACACCGCGTTGTAGCTTGTCCCATTTCGCCTGCGCCGCCCGCATGGCCTGGGCTTTTGTGGCGTACACCGTTGTAAGCGCAAACACGTTATCCACCTCACCGGCCAGATATTCACCCTCGCGGGCTTCCGGGACTTTGGTTTCCTTCTTTCTGGCTTTGGCTTTCGGATGCTGTAGCGCGCGTAAATGCTGCTCTCTGGGCTTGCGCTTCACCTTCACTTTTTTCGGCTTCGGGTCTTTGGTGTGAAGCCACTGCGCCGTAACGCCGGTGTAAGCGCCCCGGTCGGCAATCGAAAACTGGTGCCGGTCGCCATCGCTGCGGGTGATCGTCACCTGCGGAATGGGCTTGCCACTGGCGGTTGTGGCATTCCCGGCTATGAGAAACAGCAGCTTCCCCGCCTTGACCGACACCTCGCCGCCGTTCCGGTCAGCCAGCCGTGTCAGAAATTTAGCGTCAGATTCCTGCGTCTGGTCGATATGCGGGATATGAATCCCGGCCAGCGCCGGGGTGACACTCGCCGTCAGCTTGTTGCGCGTGGCGATCGCCGCCACGATATCGCCGAGGGTTTTGTCGTGCCAGGACTCTTCACGCCGGGAATTCAGCGTACCGCGAAAATCTGCGCTGCGGGCGCGGATGGTCACGGTATCAGGCGCGCCCCGGTGCTCAACCTCATCAACGGTAAAACTGCCCTTGCCGACCAGCGCAGAATCTTTCCAGCCGAGGAACAGGGTCAGCATCGCGCCGCGCACAGGTAACTGCACAAGGCCGTCGCTGTCATCGAGCTCAATATCGAGCTGGTCAGCCTCAAAGCCCCGGTTATCCGTCATCGTGAGGTTTATCAGCCGGTTACTGATATTGCCGGTGATATCCTTACTGTCCAGTTTCAGCATAAACGCAGGCGTGAGTGAGCTCCCCGCCTGGCTGTAGAGTATTTCTGACATCATAACCCCGGCATGGTGATTAACCTGGTGGCGGCGTCTTTTGCTTTCCCGGCCAGCATGTCAGCCTGCTGACTCAGGTCGCCATATACCGCCGCGAGCGATTCATCCACGCGCGTTAACGCCAGCGTGAAATCAATCTTGCGGGGTGAGCCGTCAGAAAAAAACTCCGCGCCGGTTTCGTTAATGCTGTTGATGACATACATGCCGTAAATCTGGCCGGTTCCGGCAATCAGCGGCCACGCCTTACCCTGTTCGGCCATCTGCCTGAGCGCGGTCAGCGTCAGCGTCCCGCCGGTGATTTCCGGGTAAAGCGTGCCGTTGAGCGTGATTTTTTCCTCCCCGACGCCGAGAAACTGGAAAGCATCGCGCCTGCCGACGCGGCTGTTTGACGGCCAGCGATACTCCGCGTCGCGTTGCATGCCCTGAAACGGCAGTGTCTGGCGCATAAAGACAAAGAAACCTAATGCGAGCATCATCTCTGAATGTCTCCCTTATCCGTCGTGGCGCATGCTGGAACGTTCGCGGGCACGTTTCTCACGGTCTGCCTTTTCAACGGCATCCTGCAACTGGCGCCCGAGTTCTCCGCCCGGTGCGCCGCCGTTCTGCATCGTGATGTTGTAATGGCTTTGCCGGTTATCGACATAGGATTTACCACCGGGGGCAACGGCGGGCTGATACCCCTGATAACCACCATAGGTACTGGTTGCCGGGATATAGGTGCCGTTCTGCGCCGCCGCGCCAGCTTTTACGGCTTTCTGGTCAAGATCGCCGGATTCTTTATTGATGAGGCCGAGTTTATCGAGCACCCAGTCTATGCCCTGTTTCAGCCTGTTAAAGGCGGTAAGCGGCATCAGCAGTGCATCTGCCAGCGCCTGTCCAAACAGGACGCCGGTATCTTTGCAGGCGTTAAGCGTGTCCTGCGTGGATTTGACCGGCGCAATCAGGTTTGTGAACCAGTCCCACACCGCCTTTAATTTCCCGCCGAGCCAGTCAAAAACGGGCTTCAGCGGTGCGAATATCTCAGCAACCGGCGCAAATGCGGCGGTCAGCCCCTCAACAACCCCGCTGAAAAAGGCGCTGATGGGCTCCCAGTATTTACGGATGAGCAGCGCACCGGCGACAATCGCCACGCCGATCGCCACAATCGGCCAT